GTTGGACGAATGACTGCCTCTGTTAAGTTACAGAATTGACCACCAGTACCTACGATTCCTTTGCCCGTTTCTGGGTCAATCTTTTGGCCCCTAAGCACAATCTCACTACATGGGTTCGTCCCAAAGTTGTATTCTGGATCACGTCTACCATTTTTAGCTGCTTGTTTCTTAGATGCTTGACGGTTGAAGATGCCACGTTCACCTGAGCCTGACTCAACCAATGCCATCCACTCACGCATGAACGACAGGCTGTCTGGCTTCTCAGTATATGACACAGAGTTATTAGCCAAGGCACGTTGTGGGTTATTCTCCCACCACTGACCTGACTTAGCATGACGCATACGGTCATCACTCAAGTTAGACAGAGAGATCATAGCACTGCGGCGTACACCACCTACAACTACAACTTCACCAATCTTACACATGATGTCGTGTGCTTCCATGCTGGATAGCTTACGTCCCTGTGCGTCTTTAAAGATGCGGATAACAAAGTTAAACAGATCAACCAGTGGCGCTGGGCCAGAAGCACGTCCACCAAATGTCTTTAGTCGTGCACCTGCAGGGCGTACACGTGATACGTCCCACTTGGGGATCTCACCTGAGTACAGCAATGCAATGACTTGACGTAGTGACTTAGCCCAACCTTCTTTGCTGTCCTTGACTACGACTGTAGTCTCGCTGTCGAACAACTCTGGTACCTCTGGCAGCTTAGTAACAAACTGACGCTCTACAGAGAAGCCTACGCCTGTACCACACAACAGAATGAACATAGCCTCGTCGAAAGACTTAGGGTCATCTACTGGTAGGTATGAGCAGTTATACCCTGCTGTGTTGTCACGCTCAAGCGCTGGGCCAGCTGTCATCATAGCACGCATAGAAGGCATAACCTCTAGGTTCAGGATAGCCTCGCTAATCTCTGATACAACTTTGTTCTGGTTGCTGTCCAGCTTAGGTGTAACAAGGTTCTCTACATAACGAGATACTGTTTCACTCCAAGACTCACGCCGCCCTTCATCTTCTAACCATCGTGCATAACGTGATGTGTGAATGAAGGCTTGGTAGTCTGTTGGTAACATATTGTTCATCGGTTATCTCCACTTCCCTTTAGTTTGCCACGCTTCTGGCGATCATCTAGTTTCTTCATGTTTAGTTCTAACACTTGTTGTAACCCATTACCATAGATGTTTGCAAGTGCTGTTGCGTAGAATACAACATCTCCTAACTCTTTTAGGATCTCTTCATTGTTGAAGCGGTTAGAGTCACGGATAAGTTTCTTAATCTTTTCAGCTACTTCACCTGCTTCACCAACCAAGCCTAGTGTATTCTCTACTAGGCGTTCATCCCCATACGTAAGGATCTTTTCTTCTACCCACTTTGAATACGCATCCTGTCCGTCACTAGAGGTCTGGAACATTTCGTAGTACCCAAAGTTTTCTAGGTCATCCTTGCTTAACATCATCGTTCCTTTACGTTTAAGCTTTCTATTTCTGTATCATCCACGTCATACATAACATCTGTAATCAAGTCGTGTATATCTTCTTCGTGGTTCTCGTCATAGGAAGAGAGGATGTTGTTCTCCTCTTCAACCTTTAATACAAACGTTACACTGAATCGTTTCATTTGTGTTTCTCTTGGTATACATCAATCAACTTATTCAAGTACCACTGTGCTTTCTGTAAATCCTCTAAGCCATTCTTGTATCGGTAACGCCAGATGTATTTCATAATGTTACCCTGTAGGTACCCCTCACTCTGCTCATTGGTAGCAGCTAGGATAGCTTCAATAGCTTCGATGCCACCTGTGTTGTAGTGTACTGGGTTATTCACATTGTCTGTCATGCACTACCCTCTGTCTTTGACCATGCGTTTAGTGTGTATACGTTACCTTGTACGTTAACTGTCTCGTCGTACTCTTGTTCAGAGATTTGCTTCTCAGCTTCTGCATATATCTCAGGGAACATCTCTTGTAACATGTTAGCTTTATGAAAGTCGAAGTCATCCTCAATGTCTGGATAGTCATCAATGATGTGTTGTGATACAGCCATAGTCAAAGCCATGTTAAGTGCAGCACGTTGACCTTCTTCCATGTACTCTTTACCGAAAGCGATACCTACGTGGATGTTACCATCCCATTCACCATCCTCTTCGGTCGGACGTAAGATAATGGCGATGTCACCAGGGTTTAAGTTGTAGGACATTACAGTCTCCTTTTTACTTTGACACGTTGCTCTTTCATACGTGTACCTTTTTCTTCGAGCCACTCTTCTGGTATCACACGATGCGCCCAAAGGAAACCCTTTTGTTCACACCAATCAGAATATCTTGACTTAGCACCCTTATACAAACGAGCATGAGCATTGCTGAACACGAAGCGAATGTCTAATATAGGGTGTTGCTTCTGTATTTCAAGATGCTTGCGCCTATCTGCCGCACTAAAGATACCCTTTGTTTCGATAATGATACCGTTGTCTAGCTCAAAGTCAGGTGTGTATGTGCGATACTTTAGATCTTCCCACTCAATCTTTAGCTTCTCGTATGCTACGACTTTCTGTCGTGACTTAAGAAAAGCAGCGGCCTCTTCTTCAAGACCACTGCGATAAAGACGTGAGTTATGTTTACGTCCTATCTTAGCCAAGCTCATCTCCTATGAATACATAGTCCACTTGTGGTAGGACTCTCGCTGTAGACACTCGTGATGGCAGCGTCTGTAGCGTAGAGTGGCACTTGTGCTTAAACGAACAGAACTTGCAACCTTCAGGTAGGATCATATTTCCTGACGGCTTACGGCGATACGTTTCAGGTACTGGCTCAAAGCAACGCTCAAAGGGTTCGTCGTTGTCGATGTAGTCTACCAGTGCTTGGATCTTATCTAGTTCAGCTTGCTTGTCTACACTAGAAGCATCCACATACTTGAACTCACCGCTACCTTTATTGACTACCCACCAGCCACCGACACCCTTGCCAGCTGCCTCTGCGTAACCTACCAGCTGACTGATATAACCAAAGGTATCACCCTTAGATAGGGTATCGAAGTCAACGAACTTATGTTGGTATGACCACGGTGATGCAGACTTAACGTCATCAATCTTACCGTCCATCTCCATGTCGTACTCACCCTTGATCTCCTGACCATGTGGTAGCTTGAGTACAACTCTTGCGTTGTCCTTAAACTCAACACCAGCTGCACGTAGCAGTCCCTTGAACACAGCCTCAACAATGTCACCAAGGATCATGTTCATTAGGAAGTGTGGTGGGAAGGGTGTCTTGTCTTCTGAGTCATTCTTCTCGAACCATAGCTGACACTTAGGCTTACCTATGTTAGACATACGTAAACGAAACTCGTCACGAGGTCCACTATCAAACTGCTTGTACAGTGCAGCTTCTACATCGGAGGCAACCTGCTTGGCTACCTCCTCTGTCATAGTGGTTTCCCCTGCCATAGCTTTCTGCAAGAAACTGTAGACAGCTAATTCAGCAGGGTGATTCATTACTCCACCTCGATGTAGTCGTTGTTCAAGATGTCGTCTACCATTGCAGCATCAGAAGAGGATAGCTCTTTGTTTGCACGTTCATTGTACAAGTCTAAGATCTTACCGTTACTGTACTCAATCAGTTCGATGAAGTCTTTCAGTGTGTCGTTGTCTGACTCAGCTAGTTCAACCTTGTCACCCATAGATGCTACGATCTTACCGAACTTAGCACCTGTTGGGATGCTATCTTCGATGCCTTCCATCTTAACAGTACCCATGATAGGCAGCATGTTCTTCTTCTTGAAGGCACCCATAACAGCGTTGATGCTTTTCAGTGAGTCACGGTTCTTAACGTCCATGATACAAGGGATGTCTTTGTAATCCGCTGCATTCAATGGTGTACCATCTGATGACATAGGTGCATCTAATGTTACAGTTCCGTAATAAACTGTTACCCGCTTAACACTACGCATGACACGCTTTGTTGCTTCGTCCAGTGAATTGAAGTCTTCGATGTAACCTGTAGGACGGCCCAAGTTTAAGCCACCAATGCTATCTTTCAAGTCACCATTAAGTGATGTAGACTGGACAGACTTTTCCATCTCCTCTGTTTCACTATTCCAGCGTTGCCACTGTTGGCGCTGGGCGAAGACACGGAAAGTGATACCGTTGCTGTAGATCTTTTCTTCACCCATGTTCAGGATGAACGCACCTACAGATACAACCTCTGTCTTAATCATCTTACCGTTAAAGTCTACCTCACCCATGATAGGCTGGTGTAGCATACCGACACGTGCAATAGATGGCGTAGCCTCACCGCTGGATGCAGACACACCCATCAGTTCTGCCATTGACTGACCACGTTCATTTGCGATTGCTAGTTCTGTACTCATTTCTATACCTTTCTATAGAGTCAAAAGAGTCTTAGTTATACACTATACGTCTACTGTGTCAAGCCAATTCGGTCCAACTTTTGCCTCTAATAATAGAGGGACATTCATCTGTACCCCATAGACAGATGCAACCAAATCAGCCAAGCCTTCGTTCATGTCGTTCACCATCTGAATTACTTTATCCTTTTCATCAGGATGTATGTCGATCACCATCGAATCGTGAACTGTGTTGACTAGGCAGGACTGCATGTCACCTAGACGCTTGTGCATTTCGTTTAGTACAACAGGCACAACATCACCCGTAGCAAAACCCTGGACAGGGTAATTCTTAATCATCGTAAAGTGTGTAACACTACCATTGGCACGGCGTGATACATCAGGGAAAGCATACTGCCTACCTGACACGTTAGTGATCTTGTTAAAGCGCATGGCTTCCTCTGCTAGGTTCTGATGCCACGCAGCCACACCCTTATACTTCTTTGTGAAGTGTTCGTAGTATGCTTGCTCAGCCTTGGACCTGCCGTAACCAGTAGCACCGAACAACGGAGCGAAGGTGTGAGCCTTAGCATCCTGACGTGAGGTAGGTTGCCCTGCATCAGAGATAACCTG